AGGCGGACGGCGTTGTCGCTTATGTCGTTAGCGGCTAGTAAGCCATTACACCTACCGACCACCGAGGCAACCGACGAAGAACGGCGGGCGGCGTTCGATCAAGTGTTAGGCGACGGACAGATATTCTTGTTCGATCACTTCGGTAGCTCGGATGTCGACAACATCGTAGCCCGTGTACGCTATATGGCGAAGGCTATGGACTGCCGTTACGTCTTCCTCGATCACGTGTCCATCATCGTCAGCGCACAGTCGAACGGAGACGAGCGTAAAGCGTTGGACGAAATCATGACCAAGCTTAGGACGTTAGTGCAGGAGACAGATATATCGCTGTTTGTCGTGTCCCACCTCAAGCGACCAGAGAACAAAGGTCACGAGGAAGGGGCAGCGACGTCGCTAGCACAGCTACGCGGTAGCGCCTCAATCGCACAGCTTAGCGACATCGTGATCGGCTTGGAGCGTAACGCCCAGGCGGACGACGAGAGAGAACGCAACACGACACGCGTGCGTGTGTTAAAGAATCGTTTCAGTGGTGAGACGGGTAAAGCTTGTTCGTTGCTGTACACTCAGACAACGGGCAGAATGGTAGAGTATGATGAAGATGCAATTTAAGGAGAACTAATGGACAGCTATCAACAATACATCCACAAATCACGCTACGCACGCTACGTGCCAGAGCTTAAGCGCCGTGAGACGTGGGACGAAACAGTAGCACGTTACTGCGACTACTTCAAAGACCGTGGGCAACTGAAAGGCAAAGACTACGACGAGGTGTACAACGCTATTCACAGCCTGGAGGTTATGCCTTCGATGCGTGCGCTAATGACAGCAGGCAAAGCGCTCGACCGTGACAACGTCGCAGGGTTTAATTGTAGCTACCTACCCATCGACCACCCGCGTTCGTTCGATGAGATGATGTATATACTTATGTGTGGTACGGGCGTTGGCTTCAGCGTTGAGCAACAATACATAGATAAACTACCTGAAGTATCGGAGGATTTTCATGAAACAGAAACAGTCATCACCGTCAGCGACAGCAAAATCGGCTGGGCAAAAGCCTACCGAGAACTCGTCTCTCTCCTCTATAGTGGGCAGTTGCCTAGTTGGGACGTCTCAAAAGTGCGACCAGCTGGCGCAACACTTAAGACATTTGGCGGACGAGCTTCAGGGGCTGAACCACTCGTCGACCTTTTCCGTTTCACAACTGATGTCTTTAAACGGTCGGCTGGTAGAAAGCTCTCATCTATTGAATGTCACGACATCTGCTGTAAGATCGCTCAGATCGTGGTTGTCGGAGGGGTTAGACGATCAGCACTCATCAGCCTCAGCAACCTCACAGACGACCGACTCCGCAGAGCGAAGCACGGACAATGGTGGGACGACGAGCCGCAGCGGGGCTTAGCCAATAACAGCGCATGTTATACGGAGAAGCCAACCTTTGTAGCATTTTTATCAGAATGGGTGAGCTTATATGAATCACGATCAGGCGAACGAGGTATCTTTAGTCGAGTGGCAAGTCAGAAACAAGCTGAAAAGAACGGCCGACGAGATAGCAACTGGGATTTTGGAACAAACCCTTGCTCAGAGATCATCCTCCGACCAAACCAATTTTGCAATCTGTCAGAAGTTGTTGTCCGAAGCGGCGATACGTTCGATGATTTGCGACGGAAAGTACGAGTTGCATCTATACTTGGAACTCTACAAGCTACGTTAACAGACTTCCGCTACCTTCGTAAGAAGTGGCGGGAGAATACGGAAGAGGAGGCGTTGTTGGGTGTCAGCATGACAGGCATCTTAGATCACGCTGTCCTGGCGATGAAGGACGACGGTGGTTTGTGGTTTAATAATGGTAAGCGTTTACCCTTAAGCGAGATATTAGAGGAGTTGAAAGATGAAGCTGTTAGAACAAATAAGGAATGGGCTAAGAAGCTGGGTATCAATCAGTCGGCGGCGATTACGTGCGTTAAACCTTCGGGAACTGTATCGCAACTTGTCGACTCCGCGAGTGGTATACATGGACGATTTGCTCCTTATTATATTCGCCGTGTACGTGCTGACTATCGCGATCCACTCTGCGGTGTATTAGAGGCCGCAGGCGTGCCGATGGAGGTAGACATAACCACACCCACTAACAAGATCTTTTCGTTTGCCAAGAAGGCTCCTAAAGGCGCTGTGATGGCATCAGATCAGACAGGCTTAGAACAGTTAGAGTTGTGGTCTATGTACCAGGAGCACTGGTGTGAACATAAACCGTCGATCACGGTGTACTACCGAGACAGTGAGTTTCTCGCCATAGGTAACTGGTTGTATAACAACTTCGACAGCGTGTCGGGTGTTAGCTTCCTACCATACAGCGAACATAGCTACAAGCAAGCGCCTTATGAAGAGATATTCGAAGACGAATACAACGAGCTTGTAAAAACGATGCCAGCTGTTGTAGACTGGGACATAACGGAAGCAACTGACGTCACAGAGAGTAGCCAGACGCTCGCGTGTGTCGGAGGTGCTTGTGAATTATAGGAGGTAGTATGCGCAGTATTGTATTAGACATTGAGACTAACTTAGCACACGACACCATTTGGATGGCGGCTACGTGCGATGTCTCAACGCGTGAAACAGCGGTGTTTACGGACGCCGCTTCACTCGCGCAGCATATACAATCAGCAGACACTATCATCGGTCATAACTTAATAGGCTTTGACGTCCCCGTACTACGGAAGGTATGGGGCGTCATCGTACCGCTAAGTAAAGTGATTGATACGTTAGTGCTAAGCAGGTTGTACAATCCATCGCTAGAGGGTGGTCACTCGCTACGCGCCTGGGGCGAACGCATGGGGCAAGAGCAGAAGGGTGACTTTAAAGACTTTGACGGTGGCTTATGCGACGAGATGATTACGTATTGTGTGCAAGACACAGTTGTGAACGCTCTCCTGTACAAGGAATTGTCTAAGCGTCTGATGATGGACGGCTTCTCGGAAGAGTCGATTAACATCGAACACGATGTCGCTATCTATACGAAAGAGCAGGAAGAGAACGGATTCTATTTCGACTTCGACATGGCGTGTAACATTAGCGCTGAGCACAACGAACGCATGAACGTTATCGAAACACAGCTACAAGAAGTGTTCCCACCTATCGTCACAGAGCGTTGGAGTGAGAAGACAGGTAAGCGTTTGAAGGACGACGTCGAGGTGTTTAACGTAGGCAGTCGTCAACAAATAGCCAAGCGTCTTGAAAGCAAAGGCGCTGTATGGACACAGCGTACAGAGAAGGGCGCTATCATCGTTAACGAGAAGACCTTGTCTGCGTTGACACACATACCAGAAGCCGAGCTTGTGTTAGAGTATTTAACGTTGCAGAAGCGCCTGGGCATGGTGAATTCGTGGCTAGACGCGTACAAGTCAGACGGTCGCGTTCATGGGTACGTTAACACGTGCGGTGCAGTGACAGGCCGCATGACACACAGCAACCCTAACATGGCACAGATACCGTCGGAGTCTTTGTATCGGCAGTGTTGGACAGTGCCGGAAGGTAACGCGTTAATTGGCATAGACGCTAGCGGTTTAGAGCTACGCATGTTAGCGCACTATATGAACGACGAAGCGTACACGCAGGAGATATTACATGGTGACGTACATACAGCAAATCAAAGAAGTGCAGGACTTGCTACACGAGACCAGGCGAAGACTTTCATCTATGCCTTCCTCTATGGAGCGGGAGACGCCAAGATTGGTAGTATCGTGGGCGGTAGCTCAGCTGATGGTAGACGACTTAAAGAACAGTTTCTATCCAATACACCGAGCTTGCAATCTCTTAGAGAACGCGTGTCAAGAGCTGCTGGAAGCGGTAGAATTGCTGGACTCGATGGAAGAAAAATACGAATACGTTCCGAGCACGCTGCCTTAAACAGCTTACTGCAATCAGCAGGTGCAATTGTAATGAAGCAGGCGCTAATCTTAGCAACCGAACGGCTACGTGAGAACCACGTACCGTACAAGCTAGTGGCGCAAGTGCACGACGAGTTCCAAGTAGAAGCCCCTGAGCAGTTTGCAGAGGCAGTGGGTCACACTTTCCGCAACGCGATCAAGCGTGCTGGCGAGTGTTTTGAATTGTGTTGTCCGTTAGATGGTGAGTTCAAGATTGGAACAACCTGGGCGGACACACACTAAGTTGCACGCTAATATACGGCGTGTTATAATGGCAGTACGGTATACACCGAAAGGAGAATGTAACATGAGTAATGCAAACACAGTAGTTAAAGGTACGGCTTATTGGGCGCAACTGGAGCAGGTAAACCAGTACAGCGGTAAGTATCAGGTAGACATCAGCAACCTGTCAGCGCCAGCAGTCGAGGCTTTACAAGAGCGTGGTATTTCAGTGAAGAACAAGGGTGACGAGCGCGGCTTCTTCATCACCTGTAAGTCGAAGTACCCCATCGCCGCTAACGACACAGCGGGTCAGTCGTTAGAGGGTGTCAAGATCGGTAACGGTAGCGGCATCACCGCAGTCGTCAACTCTTACGAGTGGACGTCGCCACAAGGTAAGAAGGGCGTGTCCCCTAACCTTAAGAAGCTTGTCGTAACAGACCTGGTTGTCTATGACAAAGACGGCGGTGAGGCTGAAGCTGTAGACTTGAGCGCTGCTTTATGACACACGTTAACATCGACGGTGACATCATCGTATACAGCGTCGGTTTTGCGAGCGAGGGCGACCCAGTCGCCTTCGTTCTTAAATCTGTTAACTCGATGGTCTCTGATATTGTAGTTGCCTGCGACGCTGACACGTACACCGTCCTGCTGACAGGTAAAGACAACTATCGACACGACGTCGCCACCATAGCCCCTTACAAAGGTAATCGTAAGGACTCAACGAAACCAGAACACTACGACGAAATACGTCAACACATCCTCAACAAACTCAATGGCGAAGAGATTCACGGTGAAGAGGCTGACGATCAGCTAGGCATCCGAGCCGTACAGCACGGCCACATCATCGCCACCTTAGACAAAGACTTGAACACCGTCCCTGGCACCCACTACAACTGGCGCAACAAAGAGTTGTATGAGGTGTCGGAGACGGAAGCAATGCACTTCTTCTACACACAACTGCTTACGGGTGACGCTACCGACAACATCCCAGGAATGTTTAAGATGGTGGGTAGGAA